GGCGAGTTTGTCAAAAAGATTTTGGGTTTGTGAGCAATGAATGCGTTGGTTTTTGCTACCACTTTTACTGTTAGCAGGAGACACAGAAAAGGCTGAGTATCGGTGTGTCAGGTGGACGTGGACAGGTGATGTTTTCAACCGCAAGGTTGTTTGCCTAGAGTGGCGGAAAGTTGAACGCAGATGATAGATCCGATCACGGCGCTAGAAGGATTGCAAAGTGCAATCAGTGTCGTTAAAAAAGCAAGTAAGGTTGCTAGTGATCTGGCAGGGCTGGCTCCATCTATTGCAAAGCTTTTTGATGCCAAGAGTACCGCTACCAAGGCGATGCTTCAAGCCAAGCGCACTGGCGGTAAGTCTAACCTTGGCGCGGCACTTCAAATTGAAATGGCTCTTGATGAGGCGAAGCGGTTTGAGGAACAGCTCAAAATGCTCTTCATGCAATCTGGGCGCATAGACGTGTGGAATGCCACCAAAGCTCGCCAAGCTGAGATGGACTTGGCTGATGCCAAAGAGATGTCTGAGTTAAAGGCTGAAGAGAAAAAGCGCAAAGAAGCTGAAGCTGAACAAATGCAGTGGGCTATTGCCATTGTGATTATGGTGATGTTTGTTGGCGCTATTGGTTGGGGGATCAGTGAAGTCTCTGATCTGTGCGCTAGATCAAGGTGTGGTCGGTGAATGAGTACCAAAAGCAATTTGAACTGTTCTGTAAAGTCTTCGTCAGGCTTTGTATTGCTTGGTGGGTGCTTGGGCTACTTCGGTTCCTCCCTGACGATCTGTCAAACAAAATTGTCAATAAACTACTTGGAATGATTGGACTGTAATGCTGACACTACTCTCGACCCTCATCAGTTTCCTCATGGGCGGATTGCCCAAGATTCTTGACTTCTTTCAAGATCGTGCTGACAAGTCGCATGAGTTGGCGTTAGCTAAGATGCAGATTGAACGTGAGCTAGAACTACGCAAAGCAGGTTTTGAGGCTCAGGAGCGTATTGAGCACATAAAGTCAGAACAACTAGAAACAGAGAGCGCGGCAAACACCACGCAGACTTTGATTGTTGCCCAACAAGCTGAGATGCAAGCTATCTACGCTCACGACATAAGCTTGAACGAGGGAACTAGCCAGTGGATGAAAAACCTACGTGCCAGTGTTCGCCCAGTCATTACTTATGGTTTCTTCTTCCTGTTGGTGTTTGTGGACATTGGCTTGTTTACCTATGGCTGGAGCCGTGGTGTGCCGTTCACAGAGTTGGCTGAGATGCTGTGGGATCCAGAGACGCAAGCCTTGTTTGCTAGCATCATTGCTTTCCACTTTGGTGGTCGGGCGTTTGGTAAATGAACGTCAGCCCCAAAGCCATCAAGATGATCCAACACCATGAAGGTGTGAGGGTAAACCCGTACCGATGCCCAGCAAAGCTTTGGACGGTTGGCGTTGGGCATGTCATGTTTCCAGAGCAGGGAAAGCTCAAGATAGATCAGCGGGATGCGTTTGTACCACCTGCTGAAGCGATGCGCAAATATTCAATGGAGGAAGTAGATGGGATTCTCAGAAGCGATCTTGATCGGTTTGAACGTGGAGTGGAACGATTCTGTCCTGTTCCTCTTACACAAGGGATGTTTGATGCTCTTGTGTCTTTTAGTTTTAACGTCGGTTTGGGAACACTCCAGCGTTCAACGCTTCGTCAAAAGCTCCTTAGAGGCGATAAAGAAGGCGCGGCTGAGGAGCTGATGAAGTACTGCATGGCAGGGGGCAAAGTCCTCAAAGGCTTGCAGAACAGGCGTATCGATGAACGGGCGTTGTTTTTATCTTAAAGGCATACTAAAATGTCCCAACGAATTTACGAGGTGAACGCATGACGACCGCAAGTGTTATGACCTATGACAGTTTGGTCGAAAACGTCCAGTCTTATCTGGAGCGTACCGACGCCGCCACAATCGAGAAAATTCCCCTTTTTATCATGCTTGCTGAGCAGGTTATTGCCTCTCAGATCAAGTTCTTGGGCAACATGACTGTCAACACCAGCAACATGGTGACAGGCGAAAACATCATTGCCAAGCCAGCTCGGTGGCATAAAACGGTCTCAGTGAACATCACGGTAGCTGGTAAGCGCCAGCCAGTCTTTAACCGCAGGTATGAGTACCTCCGCGAGTACTGGCCTGACCCCGCGACGACAGAAGTCCCCAAGTTCTACTGCGACTACGACTACACCCATTGGCTGATTGCTCCTACACCCAATGCTGATTACGCCTTCGAGGTTTTGTACTACGAGCGAGTGCAACCCCTTGATTCCTCCAACCAGACGAACTGGTTTACGCAGTACGCTCCTCAAGCGCTCCTGTATGGTGCTTTGTTGCAGGCTATGCCGTTCCTGAAGAATCACGATTTGATTCCTTCATGGCAAGCTCAGTACAAGCTCATCATGGACACCTTGATGGCTGAAGACAAGTTGCGTATCGCGGATCGTCAAGCAGTGGCATCAGACTCATGAGTTACAACAGCCCATTCACAGGTCAGGTCATTCAACCGACCGACGTCTCCTATCGTGCCATTACGCTGAGTGCTAACACCCAGTTGCAATGGCCTATCAACGGCAACGCAACAAACGACTACGCCGCAAGGATCATGCAGGTCACGGCTACGACTACAGGGCTAAGCCTGTTCATGCCCCCTGCGAACCAGTCTTCTGTTGGTAACGACGCGCTGATCCGAAACACTGGATCTAACACGTTCACCGTCAAAGACTATGCTGGTACGAACACCATTGTGTCTGTAGCCGCTGGTGAGACCAAGTACATCTACATCACCACCAACACAACTGACCAAGGTACTTGGGGAATTATTGCTTTTGGTGTTGGATCATCTTCTGCTGATGCCGCCACCTTGGCTGGCTATGGCTTGGTTGCCTCTGGTACGACACTGAATCAAAGCCACCCAGTTCAGTCTTTAACAGCAGGTTACACGTTTGCCACCACAGATCGAGCTCAGACCTATGTGTGGGGTGGAGGAACAACCACAGTTACTTTGCCTGCTAGCGCCTCAGTTGGAAACAACTGGTTCACGCTGGTCAAGAACAATGGTACTGGGACACTGACTCTTGCCACAACTGGTTCTCAATTGATTGACTCTGGTCTGACAAAGACGTTTGCTCCTAACGAGTCAGCGTTTATTGTTTCAACTGGATCCGCGTACGTCACTATTGGTTACGGAACGAGCACTCAGTTTGCGTTTACTGCGTTGGTCAAGAGCGTTACAAGTGGCGCCTATACCCTGACAGCAAGTGAAGCATCTAACACGATCCAAACGTACATCGGAACCCTGACAGGTAACGTCACAGTCACCTACCCACCTGTGGTTAACTTCTACGTGGTGAGTAACCAGTGTACTGCTGGTGCATACACGTTGACCATCACAACAGGGGTGTCTGGTGGTGCAACAGCGACGATCCCATCTGGTGGTCAGGCTACGCTGATTTGTGATGGAAAGAACTTCTTAAACGCTAATACAGCGCTGGCTGGTGGTGTGTCGCTGTCGCTGATCAATGGTTCAGCAGGTGTGCCGTCCTTAAACTTCTCGTCGGAGACGAATACGGGTGTATATCGCCCCGGCGCGGGTCGATACGGCATCACCGTTCTCGGCACTGAGATCGTTGACGTTGACACGGCTGGCGCGCACGTCACTGGTGTGATTGACTCGACTGGGACAGGAACCTTCTTGGGTGGCGTTCGGGGCGGAACGTTCTCATGACAGCAAAGGTGTTTGCGCTCGACACGCGCCCGGGGATCCAGCGCGATGGCACAGTCTTCGACAAAGACTTCTACAACGACGGCAGATGGGTTCGCTTTCAGCGCGGACGCCCTCGCAAGATCGGTGGCTACCGCGAAATCACCAACGCCCTAGCTGGCATCTCTCGAGGCATCTTTGTTGACTCCGAGAACGGTTTCTCCAAGATCTTTAATGGCTACCGTGATGGCTTGCAAGTTCTTGAAATCAACAATGATGGTATTGGCGCTGGTATCACTAATTTTGTGATCTCCTCACCCCTAAACTCTTTAGGCGCCATCACTGCTGGCTCACAGTACACCAACGGAACCTATACAAGCATCCCCTTAACTGGTGGCAGTGGCTATGGCGCAACAGCCAATATCACTGTAGCGTCTAACGGTGTAACAACCGTCACGATTGTCAAAGACGGTAACGGTTATTTGGTTGGCGACAGTTTGTCTGCCGCTCCAGCATCTATTGGTAATGGTGTAAATACCTATTCAACAATCACTGGTGGTTCTTTGTACACCAATGGGACGTATCTAAATGTTCCCATGATCAATGCAACTTCCACGCCTGCTGGCACTGGATCAGGTGCAACTGCAAATATCACCGTTTCTGGTGGCGCAATAACTGGTATCACAGCTCAAGACCGTGGTATTGGCTATAAGAGTACAGATGTTTTGACAGCCAACCCTGCCTATATTGGTGGTGTGAGTGGGATCATTGACACTTATGGTCAGATCATTGGTGGTTCCTTGTACACAGCAGGAACTTACACAGGTGTGAACTTTACAGGCGGTACAGGCTCAGGCGCTGTAGGTACTGTTGTTGTTACGTCCAACACAATCAATGCTGTCACTAGCATTATTGGTGGTTCTAACTACACAAATGGGTCATTCCCTAACGTTGCCTTGACTGGTGGCGCTGGAACTGGCGCCTTGGCTACGATCACCACCTCTGGCGGAAATGTTGTCGCTGTGGTTATTACGTATGGCGGAAACAACTATGCCGCCAATGACGTTCTGTCTTGCTCAGCATCCAGCATCGGTAAAGGTGTAACAGCTTTTGGAGCGATCACTGGTGGTTCTGGCTACGTGAATGGCATCTATCCTAACGTGACCCTCACAGGAGGCTCAGGAAGCGGTGCTAGAGCCACTATAACGGTCTCTGGTGGCATTGTGATCTCTGTGGTGCTAACTTACGCTGGAGTGGGTTATACAGCCTCTAATAGTCTCACCACAGCCAATACAAACCTTGGTGGGACTGGATCTGGTTTTGCGGTTGTAGCTTCTACCGTAGCCGCAAGTTCTGGTTTCCAGTGCTCTGTTTTCTCTGTTTCTACTGGCTCTGTGGGTTCTGTGACATTGACAGCAGACGGTTCTAACTACACCGCTGGTGATGTTCTCTCAGCTTCTAGCGAAGACATTGGTGGTGTCAATGGTGTCATTGGTGCTATTGGCGGGATCAATTCTGGAAACTACTACACGAGCTCCACAACTGGATATGTGACAGCATCCATCTCTGGAACTGTAATGACCGTGACTGCTGTGAGTTCTGGTGCTTTGGTTGTTGGTCAGACTGTCTTTGGAACTGGCGTGACAGCTAACACAACGATCACATCGTTTGGTAGTGGTTCAGGCGGCGTTGGTACTTACAACGTCAGCACAAGCCAAACAGTAGCTAGCACAAGCATTTCATGTATTGGCGTCTTCCGTAATACACCCTTAACAGGTGGCTCAGGAACTGGTGCAACAGCCAATATCATCATCCTGAACAGCCGTGTTTACTCAGTTGAGATTGTCAATGCAGGCGTAAACTACGCTGTTGGTGATTCTTTGAGTGCAACCTTTGCAGGTTCAACAAATGGTATTGCCACGATCTCTGCTGTAACAGGCGGATCAAACTACACCAACGGTACATATACAGCCGTCCCCTTAACAGGTGGTACTGGTACAGGCGCCAAAGCTACTATTGTGGTGGCTGGTAACACTGTGACCTCTGTGACCGTGACATCCGCAGGTACAGGCTACACAGTTGCTGATGCCATGAGTGCATCTTCTGCCCTGCTAGGCAACGGTATCAACACCTTGAACACTGGTTCTTTGGTGGGTGGTGCTAACTACGGAACAGGAACCTACACAAACGTTCCCTTGACTGGTGGTACAGGATCTAACGCTCAAGCGACGATTGTTGTTGGCGCTGGTGGTGACGTTACTTCTGTGACCTTAACTGCTCAAGGTATCAATTACGCGGCTCTTGATGTACTGAGCGCCGCGGCATCTAACCTTGGTGGTGTTACCAATGGCGTAGGAACTTTGGGATCGATTACCGCTGGCGCTAATTACACCAATGGAACCTATACAAACGTTCCTCTTACTGGCGGAGCTGGTACAGGTGCTTTAGCTACGATTGTGGTCTCTAGTAACACCGTAACTTCAGTCACTGTCACTACAAAGGGAAACAACTACGCTGTTGCCAATACTTTATCAGCTTCTGCAAGCAACATTGGTAATGGTATCCAATCGCTTGGAACCATAACTGGTGGTGGTGCTTACACAGCCAACGGTATTTTGACAACAAACACCCTTGTGGGTGGTACTTTGTACACGAATGGAACCTATACAGGCGTGTTTTTGACAGGCGGAACAGGTTCTGGTGTTGTTGCAACTATTATTGTTTCTGGTGGCGCAGTTACTTCTGTTACTTTGACCGAAACTGGCTCAGGCTACACAGTTGCAGATACTTTGTCAGCCAACGCAGTAGATATTGGTGGAACAGGATCTGGTTTCTCAATCAAAGTGGCTACAGTTGGAGCGGCAACGTTTAACAATGTCTCTCTTACTGGTGGTTCAGGCTCAGGAGCTAAAGCGACCATCGTTGTAGGAACCTCTGGTGCAGTGACTTCTGTCACTTTGAGTGAGCGTGGTCGTGGCTACATTTCAAGCAACATCATGTCAGCCAATTCAACCTCAATTGGTGGTACTGGCGCAGGTTTTGTGGTTCCAGTTTCATTGATTTGGACGAGTTCAGGCTTCTCTGTGCCAGTCTCCACTGTCGTGACGAGCTCAGGCTTCTCTATTCCTGTTTCTACAGTCTACGCAAGCTCTGGTCTAGCCTTTACTGTAGCGAGCTTAGGTAGCGCAGGAGGCTTCTCAGTGCCTGTGACTTACGTAAAGTCAAGTAATGGGTTTCAGTTCAACGTGTTTACTGTGACGCAAAGCTCTGGATTCCTAGTAAATGTAGGTAGTGTGTATGCGAGCTCAGGTTTTACGGTTAAGGTAGCAAGCGTTGACCCTGAGTTTGTGTACAACGACAACAATTTGTGGCAGTTTGATGCGCTGTATGACACGCAGGGTGGGGGGAATTTGTTGCTTGCGCACCCCGGTCAGAACCTCACGCAAATCGACAGCACTACCAATACCCCTGTTCTCTACGGAAACATCAACGGCGCCGTTGTACAGCCCCTTAAAGACACAGGCGGATCCCTTCCCACTGGTGACATCATCAGCGTTTCTGGTGGTGTGGTGTCTTTGCACCCTTATGTGGTGGTTTACGGCAACAACGGTCTTTTGAAGAACTGCTCAGCAGGCGATCCTACTGATTGGAACTCTGCTGACGCTAATGAAGTCAACGTAGCAACTGGCAAGATCGTCAAGGGTTTACCCGTAAGGGGTGGTTCTAACTCGCCTTCTGGGCTGTTTTGGAGCCTTGATAGCTTAGTTCGCATGTCTTACATCGGTGGTGTTGGAACTCCAGCCCAATACTGGCGATATGACATCATCTCTAGCCAGACTTCCATCCTCTCGTCTCAATGTGTCATCGAGTACGACGGTATTTATTACTGGATTGGTGTTGATCGCTTCCTCTTGTACAACGGTGTTGTCAAAGAGATTCCAAACAACATGAACCAGAACTTCTTTTTTGACAACCTGAACTACTCTCAACGTCAAAAAGTATGGGCAACCAAGGTTCCTCGTTTTGGTGAAGTGTGGTGGTACTACCCTCGTGGTGACTCAGATGAATGCAACGACGCGATCATTTACAACACTCGAGAGAACACATGGTATGACGCTGGAACCGCTCTAGGAGCTCGTCGCTCTGCTGGTTACTTCTCTCAAGTCTTCCGTTTCCCTATTGCCGCTGGCGCAGACCTAAACCTTGTTGGTGCAATCAACCAAATCACGATTGCCAATGCTGGCTCTGGTTACACAAACGGAACTTATCGCTTTATTGCCTTAACAGGTGGTACAGGATCAGGAGCTACCGCAACCATCGTGGTGGCAGGTGGAACCATTACATCTGTAGCACTTGAGAATTTTGGTCAGAACTACACCATCGGTGATACCTTGTCCGCTTCTATCCCTGCTGGAATTAGTTTTGCCTTGACTGTCAATCAAGTCAATGCAGAAGTGTCTTTGTGGCAACACGAAATTGGAACTGATGCTGTTCAAGGTACAAACGCTGTGGCGATTGAGTCGTACTTTGAGACCAATGACTTAGGTTGGGTGTCGGGAGGCCCTTCCCAGCCATCTCCAGTGGGTGAGAACAAGTGGATTCACCTTGACCGCATCGAGCCTGACTTTATTCAGAGCGGAACAATGTATGTACAGGTGACAGGTCGTTCTTTTGCCCAAGCTGATGATCAGACCTCAGCGCCTCGTGAGTTTGAACCTGACACAAACAAGATTGACGTTCGTGAACAGCGCCGTGAGATGCGACTGCGCTTTGGAAGCAACGTGGCAGGCGGAAACTACCAGCTTGGTAAGATCATCCTTGATGCTGACTTTGGAGACATTCGTGGCTAATGTTCCTTTGAACGTAGCGTTAGTCTATGACCCAAGGTATCATTCATTTGATTCTTGGGCGTCTTTGATGTGTGAGCTGTATGCGACGCAACAGCTTGCGATTCCGAACGCACAGACGGATTGGAGAGAGTGGGCGTCAGGGTTGAAGGCTATTGATGTGTTTAACAACGAGGCGGTGCCCGGGCCCTACGTCTTCGAGGAATGGCAAGACTGGGCGCAAGCCGTGGTCAATGCTGTCAACCCATCAGTAAATTAACATGGCACGTCCTGACAGCAACTCACTTTACAGACTCGATTTAGAGGATGGCGGAGGTAACACTGGCATCTCTGGTGACGACTATTATTTCGGCGGTAATAACGACACTGTAGATAACACAAGCGGTTCTACAAGCGGATTAGATGTTTTAAATACATCAAATCCTGTGATTACATCTAATACAACACAAGCCACCAATACTTCAGGTGGTCTAGATGTTTTAACCTCTAACCCTAATACAGATTCCACCTACACATGGAATGGCACTGGTGGAGTTGGTGGCGTGAATGTTGGTTCAGTTGACACAAGTGGCTTGAATGTTTTAACCACGAATAATGCAAATACTTTACCAACAAATCGATCTTTAAATACGCTTGTTACAGATGTCACTGATGCTGGCACAAACAATTTAGATTCAACGCAACTCACTCCTGAGCAAATTGCAATCAATGCAGGCTTTCCAAACGCCACTTCTTACACCATGTTTAATGGTGATGTTAATGCTTACAACTCAGCAAAAAATTTAGGTCAGACTGCTGTAAAAATGGCTGTGGGTCGTTCAGATACGCCTCTTGATCTTCGTTATGACGTCAACAATGACGGTAGAGTTACAAGCGCTGATTCTTTACTGCTTTCAAAAGGCACGCCTCTTAGAACAGATATTGATGCAACTGGAGCGGTTGTTAATAAGTTGGTTGCTACCCCAACACCTAGCCCTACACCAAATACAACCAAGTGGCGAGATTACACGCTTGACAACACTGTAGTTGACAAGTTGTACGACCAAATTACAGCTCAACAACAGGCTGGCACATCCAAGTACTATCAAGGTCAAGGCTTGGGTTCAATTTCTGCTAACACCAGAGAGATGGCAAACATCTTGGCAAGTGTGGGCGTTACTGACATCAAAGACTTTGGAAAAGTTCCTTTGCTTGAACAAGGAGTTGCGCAACTAGGAATTGATGGTCAAGTTGCAAGACAAGATGAAGATGGAAATTACTACATACTGGCACCCAATGGCGTTGACTCTGAGGGAAATCAAATCAATGTCAGACAAAATGTAGACCGATCCAAGCTTACAAACCTGTATGGAAGTATTGATGGAGATGGAAATTTTGTTCCTGCTGATCAATCCAAAGTAGTCATCAAAAATGGCGTGCCAATGGTTCAAGTTGGCGAGACTTTTGGAAATAAGATAACAGGGCAAGCTGTTCCAAACACCTACAGTGAGCGCCAAACTGGTAACGCTTTTGGTGGAACATTTGCTGGATCTGGAAATACTGGCTTTCGCGTGCAGTTTAATGCTGACGGTACACCAATCTTTTACACCACCAAAGCATCTTCTAATGACTTAGCCAACATCTTGCAGGACTTAGGCCCTCTCGGTCAGATTGGTATTGCTATCGCTACTGGTGGTTTGTCTTTGCCTGCACAGATTGGCACTCAGTTTGCCATCAATGTTCTGGCAGGTGGAGATATTAGTAATGCCATCAAGAGCGCTGTAGCTACTTATGCTGGCGGTCAGATCTTGTCTAACAGCATGATTGGCGATATCACTAAGCAACTTAATAGCTTTGATACATCAGGAATGCTTGCAAAGGCTTTCCAAGGCTCTGTGGTGGGTGCTACGAAGGGTTTTATTACTGGGCAAGATGTTTTGGCTTCAGCTAAGACTGGTTTTGTTCAAGGCGGAACTGGCGGTGCTGTTGATGCTGTGATGGGTCAGTTTGCAGATCAACTCAGTGGTCTTTCAAATGCACAGAAAACCGCTTTGAAGACTAGCTTAGCAGGCGTGATTAGTGGAAAGCCATTAGATCAAGTTTTGATGGACACAGTGATCAGCACTGCGAACAGCGAGATCAAAGCAAACAAAGAAGCTAATCAAAAGCTTACAACTAAGCTGGCTGATTCTGGATTAGGTACAGCAGAATCTACAGCGATTGCTTTATCTGGTCTGGATGAAAAGGACATGAAGTACCTAGCAGATGGTACTAAGCCTGATACTCAAACAGCTCGTGCATTGATTGCCATAGGTATCAATCCAGAGACTGGAAAGTTCTTGTCTGGTGACTATACTCAGGGTCAGGGTGAGCAGTATGCAGGGACGGGAGGCCCGAACGACAGAACATCAAAAGTCCAACTTGATGCAAACGGCAAGCCTTCCACAATCTCTTTTGTAGACATCAATGGCGTTACCCAGAACCTTCCTGTCAGTACTGACAAGCAGGGAAATTTAAGCTATGTCGAGAACGGCAAGACCATATCTTTGGTCACTGACGCTAGTGGCAAACCCATCACGATGCCATTTGTTGACAATGATGGCAAGCTCACACAACTGAACGTCAAACAAGATCCTACTACTGGCAAGATCTATTTTGATCTGAACGGCACACCAACAATCGTTCCTCCAGATCAAATGATCAGCGTGTTGGCTCGTAAGTTCCCAGATCAATTCTTGAAAGCTTCTGACGAGTTTTATGGTGGTATTGGTAAGTCAGCTACAGATTTGAATGCAAAGCTTACAGAAGTTTTGGAGCGTGAAGGTTTGATGCCAAGCGCAAAGTCTGTTGAAACAGTCAATGAGCCTAAGAAAGTTAACAGCTTCAGCGACTTCATTGACAACTTGAAGAAGGTCAATCCTTCTGCCGCTAAATCAGCCGCTTCTGGCGACTTTAGCGATATGGCTGGAATTGTTGAGGCGGCAAAAACTGATCCGTCATTGAAATCACTTGTTGACTGGTGGAAATCAAAAGCTGATACACCTTTTGTTGACATGATCTCAGATGAGTTAGCCAAAGACGTAACAGGAAAAGATCCATCATTTGACGCTTTGCGTGAAGAGTACAAGAAGCGTACTGGTTCTGACTACGTTGTCAAAATGCCAGATTCAGTGCCATCAGGTTCTGTAAAAATAGATATTGGTGATGGGAAGTTTGCTTATTACGACAAAGCAAGCGACACCGTTTATGGCCTTGATGGCAAGGTTTTGACTGACGTAGTTGTTAATACAGGAACTCGTCCCACACCTACGCCAACTCCTACCCCTACGCCTACTTCTGGCGTGACATTAATTGATCCAAACACAATCACTCTGACAAAGCCAACACCAACTGAGACTGTTCCTACTCAGTTGCCTACGCCCACTCCGACACCGACTCCGACCCCAACGTCTGAGCCTACACCTACGCCCACTCCAAGCGTAACACCTACACCTACACCGACGCCGACAGCGGAGCCAACCCCTACGCCCAGCGTAACCCCAACTCCCACGCCAACTCCGAGCGTAACCCCTACACCAACACCAAGCGTAACTCCTACCCCTACGCCAAGCGTAACGCCGAGTGTTACACCTACACCTGAGCCTAGCGTAACCCCAACGCCTAGTGCTACACCTACGCCTACCGTTGAGCCAACTCCTACGCCAACCCCAACGCCTAGTGCCACCCCTACGCCGACTCCTACGCCTACAGTAGAACCTACACCCACGCCCAGCGTAACACCTACCCCAAGCGTGACACCCACGCCAAGTGTTACCCCTGAGCCGACTCCAACTCCTAGTGTGACGCCTACTCCGACGCCCACACCGACGCCTGAGCCGACCCCTACACCGAGCCCTACACCAAGTCCCACTCCAAGTGTGACTCCAACTCCAAGTGTTACCCCAACACCTGAGCCTACACCTACGCCTACGCCAAGTGTGACTCCCACACCTACGCCTACGCCTACGCCTACGCCTACGCCTACGCCTACGCCTACGCCTACCCCTAGCGTTACGCCCACTCCAAGCGTTACGCCATCAGTAACTCCTACGCCATCGGCAACCCCTACACCGACACCTACTGCTACACCGACGCCTACTGCTACACCGACACCTACTCCAACGCCAACGCCAACGCCGACTCCAACGCCGACACCTACTCCTACGCCTACACCTGTGCCGACCAAAAAGAGCTCAGACTTGGCGGCAAGCATGATGGCAGGGGCTGGCTTTACCTTCGGTGGTTCTGGTGTAATTGACCCCATCAAAGAAAGCTTCTTGAAAACTTACTTAACCAAAGACAAGTTTCAAGATCCTTTGGAGAAACTTCATTTAATACAGGAAACCGAGAAGTCGGTTACGCAAAATATGATTGACCAAGGAATCGATCCACAATTGGCAAATGTCCTTGCCTCTCGTTTAGGTAACGACATGCAGGCAGATCCTGAAGATCCAAACGCATCTAACTTGTGGCGTTATGGTCAAGAGCCAGACAACATTGAAGACATGCTAAGTGGCAAAAAAGCCAATGAAACAGCGTTTAAAGCTGGTGGGTATGTAGCACCCTTGCAGATGGCTTCTGGTGGTCTCTCAGGCGGTTCTATGCCCCTTCCCTTGTTGGTCAAGTCTGGTGGCGCTCTAGGTGCTTTGCCTCGTCCTGACGGTCGCATGGACTTTCGCCATGGCGCTCACGTAGCTGGTGAAGGTGATGGTCAGTCTGACGACATCAAAGCAATGCTAGCGGATGGTGAGTTTGTTTTCCCTGCGGACGTGGTTTCTGCGCTAGGAAATGGCTCAACTAAGGCAGGATCAGATAAACTATATGAAATGATGCACGCCATTAGGCATCGTGCTAGGTCAACAGGTACAAAGGACTTGCCTCCGCCAGCCCTGAAGTCACCCCTAGACTACCTCAAGAAAGGGTCTAAAAAATGAGCTTATTTCAAGGCATGGCGCCACCAAATGTAGACACAACGAAGTCTACCGCCACAACCGCACCGAGTTACTACACCGATTATCTGAGCGGTTTAGCTGGTGCTGGTCAACAAGCCCTAGGCAGATCTCCTGCTGAGCTTGTAGCTGGTTTTAGCCCCCTTCAACAGCAAGCGTTTGGCAACGTCTCAAACGCCGCTATGTCCTACCAACCTCAACTAGCGGCGGCTCAAGCTACTGCTGGTCAAGGCGCTCAGGGTATCACTCAGCAGAACATCCAGAACTATCTAAACCCTTACGCTCAAAACGTAGTTGGCGAGATGGGTCGTTTGAATCAGCAGAACTTAACCCAGAACCTTTTGCCTAACCTTAAGGCTGGTTTTGTAGGTACTGGTGCTGGTGGTTCTCAGCGTAATGCTGGCGCATTGGCTCAGTTCTTGGCTCAGAACCAAGCTAACTTAACTGGTCAGCAATCTGGTGAGTTGTCCAAAGGTTTCACCACAGCTTTGGGCGCCGCTCAACAACAAGCTCAGCTTCAGAACCAAGCCGCTCAGACACAAGGTCAGCTTGCTCTACAGCAACAGCAACTTGGGCTGGCTGGCAACAAAGCGATCATGGATGCTGGTGCTCAGCAACAAGCTTTGGATCAGGCTCGAATCAACGCGCCTTTGACGCAAGCTACAAACGTAGCTCAGCTCATGCGTGGTTACACAATTCCCACGACTTCGACCGAGAAGTACAGTGGCCCTGCCTCCGCGTATGGCCCATCTCCACTGGCTCAGATCTCTGGTTTGGGATCTCTCCTTGGCTCTGGCTTCAACACTTCTGGTGGTTGGGGTAACCAGTTAGGTGGATTCCTTAAAAATGCTTTTGGCAGTGGTTCTAACATGGTGAACTTCGGTGGTAGTGGTAGTGGCACATTTGGTGAAGGTGACTACTAATCATGGCTGAAAAACAAGTAAATTTATCGTTGCTCTCTGGTACGCCAGCCTATGATGAATACGTCACTGCTCAGCAAGCCATTAAGGACATGCTGGCAGAGCGTGAGAACCGCTTGTTTGACCCAACCCTGTTGGCTATGGCTCAGGGTTTCTTGGCTCCTA